GTTATATATTTACACCTACATAAGATTTTTTTACCCCCTACCATTATTATTTTTTTAAAATTTCTAACTCGTTTTTTAGATGATCTATAGCCTTTTGTAAACATTCATCTGGTGTATTGTGTTTTCTATAACACCTAAGTATATAAGATAAAGCAGTCGCACAATTATAATTTAATTTATAATCTTCTATAATATCAAAGGCTTTGTAACCATATACTAAACCTTTATAATAGTGTGGTGTTTTATCTTTTTCGCACATAATTTTTAATTCCTTTTCTGTATTCTATACTTTCTTGTTGGTTTTTTTTATTGTGGCATTTATCACATAGGCTTTGTAAATTTGAAATATCGTAACGTAGGCCACCTAACCTTATTGGTTTTACATGGTCAACAACTTTAGCTGGTGTTATTTGTGGCGATTTGTTTCTTTTACATTGTTCACACAAAGGATTTAATTTAATATAAAATTTCCTAATGTTACGCCACGCTTTACTAACATAAAATGCTGAATTATCGTGTTGCCTTAATTGTTTAGGCATAGTTTTTATCCAACTTCTTTTTTTTGTTTTAGGTAATGTTGGCATAGAATTTAGCTTCTTTTATTATTTGATTGTTTTCTTTTAATTTCCTTCCTATTAATTTAAAAAACATAATCATTTCATCTTTATATTCATTGTTGCTTAATACATAACCTAATGTTGATAGCATATATATTGTCCTTATATATTCTGTTTCATTTTCCCACTCGTAATCTTTACTAATTTCTTTTAAAATATTTATTGTTTGTTCTAAGCATTCAGTTGTACAATAAGTTATTTCATTTACCTTAGACATTTAATTCTGTTATTATATAATAATATTCTTGGTCGACTTGTTTTATATATGCTAAGTTAGTAAAATAATCTAAAAGTTTGTGCCTATCCTTTGCTGATTCCCATAATGTATGACAACCAACCCTTTCACCTATACTTAAACAATGTAAAGTTATGTTTTTTTTATCTGTAATTAAATCACCCCTGCGGCTCCTTGGTATAATATGGCTAAAACTTAATGGAACAACATTGCCATGTTTACCGCATCCACTACAATAATTACGTTCTAATAAAATTTCATTATATATTTTATTTAATTGCCTTTTAATTTTATTTTGTTTTTTACTCACATTAAATATTTATCTAGTTCTTGTTTACATTCCATAAAACCTTTACATATTACAGCTTTATAACCTCTATCATTTAATGCTTTTATCCAATCTTTTTGTGCTTTTGTTGCTCTACCTTTTTCTGTTTTTATTTCTATAAATAAGCCATAATAATTATGATTAGGCTCACATATTTGTAAATCTGGAAATCCAGCCCAATAACCTGTCTTTTTTGCTTTTCTAGCTTGACTAATTGATGTCCTTATTCCTCCCAAACTTGCACAATACCTAGCTTTTGGGTATTGCATTCTTATGTAATTAACAACATGTGTTTGCAAATCAGTTTCATTCATAAGTAGGCAATGTTATATTTAAAGTTGTTGTACTCCAATAACTAATATTATTCATTAAATCATTAAATTCTTTTTTTGTTAACGTAGATGTGCCTTTTAAATAAACTTCTGTATAACCTTGTTCATTTTGCCTTTCTCTACGCAAAAATTTATATGAAATTAACTCTTTAGTTTCTTCCTTAGTGTAGCCAGTTTCTTTGCTAATAATATCTAACCATTTCCAAAATAAACTGTTTTGGTCTATTGTTCTATTATTGTTTCTTTCAACTATTTTAATTACAACTTGTTTGCCTTCAAATTGTTGTAACTGATCATTAAACAATTGTTTATTATTCAATGTCAATTTGCCCTTGTTTACTGTTCCAAAGTGTTTCATGTATTGCAATTATTATTGCCCCAATTAACAATAAAATCATTAAAGGGCTTATTAATATTGATATTAGTATTTTAAAAATTGTTTTCATTTAAATTAGTCTTATTACTACAACTTGTTTGCAGTTTCTTTCATATAGTTCTCTATGTTGTTCTGTTAATTCAGCATCCCAAATATCCTTGACTTCAACACCAGTTTTACGCCACCATTCTGTTATTTGTTTTTTTGTGCCAATTAAACGTAAATCTCTACCAACACTTGCAAAGTCAGCAACATAACCACCATTTTTACCTTTATCATAGCTCCAAACATTTGTAGGCAACAATGATGGCTTTAACCACCAATCCTCAGCAATTAATTTATCATCATTATTCTTCATTTTCTTTAATTTCTGATAGTTCTCCATTTTCTATGTTAATACTTACTTTACCATATTTGTTTTCTAATTCCTTTTGTAATTCATCAAACAAAGATTCTATCTCATTTACTTGATGCAATATTTTATGTTTTTGGTTTTCAAGTTTACCTAGTTCTATATGTATTTGGTTTAATTTGCTTATATTTTCTTGTAATGATTTTAATTCATTTTCTGTTAAATTTGTTGGTTTTGCCATTTTTATTTATTTATTAGTTATTAATTTTTTTATTGCATTATCCACACCAGCTATTCCAGTATGTATTTCTTTTCTATAATCCAGACGTTTATCTTTTTGATGGTCTGCAACACCTTCATTATTCCATATTATATTTCTCCATAATTTAATCCATTTATAATATGTTTTTGCATTAATGCTGAAATCATCTGTATTACGCACTCCATTCCAAAAACTCATTTCTACGTCACGCCACAATAATGAAGAAAATGATTTTTTTAAATCAGTTGCTAAGCTTTGTGCCATTAACACTTTTGTTTTTGCATCTATATTATGCTGGCCTAAATCAAGATATGTTTTAGACAATAATTCAACACACATTTTTGTTAATTCAGCTTCACTTATTTTTTTTATCATTATCTTGTATTTGTTTCAATATTTGCATTGCTTCATTATGTGTTTGTAAATGCTTATCAACTTTGCTTATTCCTACGCTTTTTAATGCCCATTTACTTTCGTTTTTAGCCCATGTTTTTAAACGCCTTTCTGTACTCCAAGTTTTTTGTAAATCTTTTCGCATCTGACCTTTTTTAGTTGGCTCACTCCAATATTCATAAAATTCTTTTAATAAATTTTTATCATATTTTTTAAAACTAAAAACTTCATTAAAAAAAATAATTTTATTATTGCCTTTATATAATTTATTTTTTATTATATTATTATTTAATAGGCTTTTATTATCCACATGTGGGTTTTCCAGTTGTGGCTTATTTAATAATGGTGATTCATAAACAGTATAATCTATGCCGATAATTATACCTTTTTCGTTTTTTATTTGTTGCCTTTCAACATAATTAAAAGTAATTAACTCATTCATTGTTGACCTTATTGCCGATTCACCTTCTTTTAAAATAGTAACTAAACCTTTTATATTTAATTTCCAAGAATCACTAAAACTTAATAACATAGCTAATAAACCTTTTGCTTTTAACGATAACCTTTTGTCCTTAAAAATCCTATTACAAATAGTAGTATAATCTTTACTTTTTATAACTCTAACTATGTCCATTTTAAAAAAGTATTGTTTGATCTTTATTATATTTTTTATTTTGCCTTATTTTAACATGGCTTTTATCTTCCCACCCCTTTTTATCAGCATACCTTATAAATTGTGGGAATTTAGATGTTAAATATTCACATTCCTGTTTTTTTTGTTGCATACGTTTTTTTATACTACCAAAAGCACCAGCTGTATATCTTTTACAATTAGGCAACAACCAATTATTTATTACAACACCACCAAATTTTTTTAAATTTAATGCTGTAAAACATGTATCATCTATTAATTGTACATTAGTATCAAAAAGTAAATCAGTTTTTTTTATTAACCAACACCTACCATCTGCTAAACCCCAATAGCTGTATTTTTTATCCCTAAATAATGGGTTATCAGTTAAACTAAAACCACATAATGCATAATTTTTTTGTTCAGCATGTTTTATAGTTTCATTAGCTATTTGTATAAAATCATTTGGGCTACATTGTTTTTTAAATTCTTTACGGAAATGTTTTACATTATCAAAATCACAATTAATTTTTTCTATATAATTATTATAATTATTAAGCATTGTTATGTTTATTAAATCATCTACAAAAAAAATAGCCCATTCATTTGTTTGCATCATATTTAAAGCAAAATTTCTATTGTTACTAAGCCCTTTTGGTTCATTAGTTGCAATAATATCGCCAAATATATTGCCAGCTTGCAAAAACTTTTGTTTGGCTTGTTCTGTATGGCACAAAATAGTGTGTTTAATATTTTTAAAATATTTACTTGTTGTTATGCTATCATACCTATCGTATGTAAATATAAATATTTTCATATTGTGTAAAAACCTGTTTTTTCCATTTTAATATTATGCAATTCATCTTTTGGTTGTTTACATTTATACATATATTCCCTATAATATAATACAAAACTAATGCGCATATAATCATCAGATTCGTTATATATAGGAGTATTACCATGATATTTATGTACATCTACAAATAATATATCAGTATTGTGTAAATCAATAGCAACTTTATATTCTGGTAAACAAAAAAAACCGCCTTCATAATTACCTTCCCTGTAAACTATTAAATTGCCAAAACCTTCATTAAAATCACCGCTATCTTTATGTACAGCTGTAACAAAATTTTTATTTACAGTTACAGTTGTAAAACTTGTATCAGCTATAACATAATTTTTATTTGTTCCTACTGCTATTGCTTTTTGTTTGTTATAATATGGCTCACACAATTCTTTATATTTTTTATCTATAAATTTTACAAATGGTATTCCTTGTTTAAATTCATCAAAATATTTCCTAGCAAAAGCAGTTTTTCTGCAATATTTAACCATAGCATTTCTATCCATGTAACCTACATTTCCACTTTGTACTTTATTACCAACTGTTATATTGCTTATAGAACCATCTTTACGTATCCTTTTATGGCTACTTCCACTTGTTATACCTCTTCCTTCTGTCCATTCTATACTTTTTTTAAAGCTTTCGTAACCATTTTTTAATATTTCAAATGGAATAACATTTTTACGAAATTTAAATAACAATTTACCATTTAAATCGTATGCATCAGTATTTTCATTAATAAGTAAATCGTAACTATTTTGTTTTAAAAATTTACCTTTTAAATTATCCCCGTTTTTAATTTTCTTATCTAATTTAATTATTTTGGTCATATTTTTTTAATATATATAATAACAAATCTGATAGATTTCCTTTTTCATGAGCATTTTGTTTATAAATTTTATGCATTAATTTTTTGCATAATATTTTAAATGTTTTTAATTCTTCTTTACTAAAATATAATATAGTTGTTGTAATTTCTGTATCATCATATTGGCTTTTATCAACACCCCAATCATCATCAAATAGTTTTAAGCCCATAAAATATAATTTTTAATTTTATCAACTATTGTTTTTGGTTCATTATAAATGTATTTTGCTATTTGTATATTACGATTAAAACGATTTGTTGTATGTAAAATCACGCTTTCTATTTCATAACCATTTTTGCGCATATTATAAATTTTACTTGCTAACCTTGTTACACCATATTTTTGTATAGCTTCCCAACTTGTAATATTTCCATAATTTTTTAAATGCCACATAATAGCATCAGTTTGTGTTTTAACTTCTTTTTCTGTAATATTTATTTTTTTCATTTTGTTTTATTTGTTTAATTGTTCTAAAAGTTTTTTTATTTCTTTACGTTTTTCGTAAAACCCTCCACCATATACATTAAATGTATGCATTTTATACATAAATTTGTTAAATGATTTTTTAACGTCATCATAAGTATCTATTTCAAATTTAAATTTATTTACATGGTGTATGCTAGATGCGTGATTAATGTTTTTTATGTATTTTTTCATACCAGTATGTTTTATTCCCATATATTCATATAAATAATATAAAAACATTCTTTTAGCTTTAATTGTTGTAGAATACCTATTATTATTACTAATAACATAATTTTTGTCAGCTTTATATATTTTGCAACTTGTATTTAAAGCATAATTAATTATTTTATCTCTTGTTGTCATTAGGTTGGTTTTTTAGTTCATCTTCACCATAAGTATTAGTAAGGCCAATAGTTTTTATTATTACCCTTGCTAAACATCTTTTTTCAGCTATTTCTGCTAAAAAATGTTGCCTACAATTGTTAACAGATGCACTTCCAAAAGATTCCATTTGTTTTAACCAGTCACCATCTTTATTTTGAATATAACTTATGCCTTTTAAAACTACATTATCTAATTCACATGTTATAACATTATATTCAACTTGGATATTTTTATTATATTGGATTTTTTCAACACCACTCCTAGTTATTATAGTAAACCCTCTTTTATCAGTGAAAACATCATTTTCATTTAAATTATAACTTCTATAAATTTTTTCTAATTCTTTTCTATTTATTCCCATAATTATAATTTATCCATTATTGCTCCTAACATTAGTAATGCAACTGATCCAATTGCAACTGTAATAAATGCAATGACGTTACCTAATATTTCTTGAGCTGTTAATTTATCTTTTATAGTATAGTTTTCTATATCTTGGTATTTAAAAAACCTATCTAACTCTACTGTATTTAATAAATACTTTTTGTTGTTTTGTTTATGTTTTACAATATGTTGTTTCATAATTTATTTGTTTAATAATGCTAAATTACATAATTTTTTTAACATATTGTATAAAACTTTACAATTATTTTAATTTACTACATATAAATAAATAAAAAAAAGCCCCCTAAATGAGAGCTTTTTTCAAACAAATATTACAAAAACTATTACTGTCAAACTTAAAAAAACAGCTAAATATATAAAAATTATATAACAATTTTAAATACTGTTTGTTTTTTATGTGTTTTATCTAAACTTTTAGCATTGTAAGCTGATAATTCTTTATTTATAGCATAGCCTTTAAATCCTTTTGTATGCTGTAAATCAATTCTTATATCATGCCTTTCATTATCTTTCATAATATATATATTTTGTGCAGCCCTAGAGCTTAAAAGTAAAGCATTTTCACTATATGCATTAGCCCCTACAAGTGAACTTGACCTTGCAAACATATCAGTTATTTTAGTCTCATGTAAATGCCCACATATCATAAAATCTAGAATAATACCATTTCTAGCATATTTACTTATAACTTTTGCAATCTTGTCGTTTTGCATATTGCCTAACTGGTGGCCATGTATCAATAATACGTTATGCCCATTAATTTCTACTATTAATTCTAAACTACCTGATGTAATAAAATTTGTTTTAGGTAATAATAACCTTAAAATTTCAAATATTGTGAAGTCATAATTGTCTGTAGATACTAAATCTACCCAACCGAGTTCGTATGCTCTGCTTTCATTTCCAGAAACACACCCAACACTAACATTAGCAATGCTATTTAAATCTAAAATAAAATGTTTTAATAAATGTACACCTAAAAATGTTGCTTTTGCCCTGTTTGTACTCATAGCAAGTTTTTCGTCAAGCCTTCTATCTGAGTTTAATAAATCACCTGTTATTGCTATAAATATTTCGTTTACATTATAAAAACTAACATATTTTTTAATATAGTGTGCAAACTTTTGCAATCTTTTACTAGCTACTTCAAAATCATACTTATTATTTTTTAACGAAACAAGTTCATTAAAATGAGTATCAGCTATATGAACTATAATAGCTTGTTTGCTTTTACTTGTATGCTGTTTTATTGTAGTATTTAAGCTCTCTGTTTTAAGCAAATCTATTAAAGCTTTGTTATATTCAACTAAAGCATTTTCAAGCCTAGTATGTTCTCTAAATGATTTGTTTTTTATTCTATTTAAATCAGCTTGTTTTTGACTTTTTTTAGCTAATTTTAAATTTTCTTGTATAACTTCTTTATCAGCTATTTCATATTGAATTATATCTTTTATTCTATGCCTGAGAGTTTCTTTTTTTACGTTTAAATTATATTTTTCAATTAAATGTCTAGCAATAGCTTGATAGCCATTGCCATTCCAAAAATGTTCTAATATTTCATCTAAATATTCTAAATACTTTGATTCCATTTAATAAGTCCAAATTACACCTTGTATTTTATCTTCATCGAGGTCAACATGTATAAAATTGTGACCGATACCAAACCTACTAAACCCAGCATTCATTAATGCACCTAAAATTACAGCTCTTTCCCTACTGTTTTTTACTAATATATCAGCTGCTAAACCTTTTATATGTGAACTATTAGGGTTTTTTTTACTTTCTGGATGGTTTTCACACCTATAACCACTTGTTATAATAAATGGTATGCCTGTCCCATCTTCATTTTTAGAATAACCCCTTGCAGCATCTAAAACTTTTAAAAAAGTTCTATTAATTTTATTTTTACCGCACCCACAAAAACACGCAAATTCTTTTAATTTAAAGTATTTCATAACAATTATAGATTTTACAACCTTTTATTTGTTTAACAAATACTTTTTTATATAAAATTTTTTTTTCTTCCTTTTTATATTTAGGGTTGTTACTATTTAATTTGCGTTTTTTAGCCATTATATTTATTCATTTCGCCATTATGTGGCCTTTGATTACCATACTTTTTAGTTCGCTTATCAATACGCCTTGGATATTCATACCTTTTTTTTAACTCTTTTACAATATTTCCAAATTGCATAACTAAACTATTAGTTTTTTCTGGGTCGTATAATTTATTTTTTTTCATTATTTATTTTTTCAAAAGAACGCCCACCAAAATATGCTGTATAAATTACAATTAATAATGTTTGATATACTGGTATAAATTCTTGTTGTATTTTAAATTGCCCAATGTTTCCGCTAAATATAGAAATAATTACAAACATAAAAGTTAAAAATGCTAAAGCTAATGGCCTAATGTTTTTGGTTAACAAACTACCATTATTATCACTTAACCATCTACTGGTAACTTCTTTTTGCATTGACTGTTCATAATCAAGCAAAACTTCTTTTAACTTTTTTTTGGCTTCTAATTTTTCTTCCTTAGTTGTAGTTAAATTATCTACAACACTACCAACTTCTTTTACCAATTCACCAGAATTAAATAATTTTTTAAAAAACGTCATTTATTTTTTAAAATTCCAATAATATATCTTATAAAAAGATATGCTAATTGCTAAAACAAGTGATACAAAAGTTAAATATTCGTTACAATCTGTTATACTAAAACCTATTGCTGTTCCATTAGCCGCTAAAATTTCAATTGTATCTTTAAGCTCGCCTTTCATTATTCTGTCCAAGGCAAAGGCAAAGTTTCCTCAACTGGGTTTTTTTGCAGTTCAATATTTTCAGCTAATTGTGCATCCATTTCAGCTGGTGTTGGGTCTGTCATTTCATTTAACCAACTTTCAACATCACTTTGTGTTAAATCATTATAAGGTATAAATGTTGCTGGGTCAACTGGTCCAACTGTTAAAGCACCATAAATATCAGCATAGTAACCTGTTTCTGTTTCTGGGTTATAGTCATCTGTTTCAGCTGACCTTCTCCAATGTACTGTTATAACAACGTCTTGTAAATCGCCTTCTTGCAATTTAGAATCCATTGAGCTTATTATCCAATTATATTTCATTTTTTTTTATTTTTAATTAATTAATTATCCTTCAAAAGCCGCTATTGTCCTTGTTACAGTTGTTCCACCGCTATCGGTCATTTTAGCTTTTATATTTCCATTTGTGTCCATCCAAATTATTGATTTATTATTTGCTGGATTTGCTGGGTCTGTTTGAGCTGTTAATTCTAATACAGCATCTAATGTTACTTTCTTTTGTGTTCCACTTGTTGCTGTAACTCTTGGGTCAAACCTAGCTATTTCAACTTCACTAACACCAGTTGTTGAGCTATTTCCACCAATAGTAACTATTCCACCACTTGTTGCAGCACTATAAATACTTCTATTTGTTAGCATTAATAAATCACTTCCACCTACTGTTCCAGCCGCCCCAAATTTTAATCCATACCTATTATTTCCAGCTTCGTCATTTAATGTAAATCCATAATCTTGTGCAGCTTGTATTCCACCACCGACAGCTCTAATAACTCCATTAACGTATAAAGGCACACCAACATCAGTTGTTGTATTTATTAATAAGTTTTGAGAAACATTTACAGTTTCTTGGCTACCATCTAACGTTATATATGCTGTTTGCCCACCTAAACCATCATCGCACTTAAGCACTAAATCAGCGTTATCAACATTTTGAGTTATAATTAAATTTCCACTTGTATTTTGAGTTGCAATAATACTATTAGTTCCATCGTTATATATAAGTAAATCAGAATTAGTACCGAATACAGCTTTTACATTGTCTTGAAATTCTAATCTGTCTTGACTTGCGTCCCATAACAAATCTCTACCAGATGTATCGCCATAAAACTTAACATCACCATCTACTTGCAGTTTACTAGAGCCATCGTCAGTTGTTGTTCCAATGAGTACGTTTCCTCCAGATGTTAAACGCATTTTTGTTGATTCATTAGAGCCATCAATATCTCTGAATCCAAAATTTATGTTTCTATTAGCAGTAGTTTCAGAATCTAATGTAATATTTATTGCATGACTTGTAGATGATAATTCGTCTTGCTTATGATAAATTCTTGCAATACCATCATCAACATCAAAATTTAAAGTTTCTAGTTCATTTCGTCCAATGCTTAATCTAGGATTTGCAGTTGCATCATCTTTAAAAATATCTATACTTTCAAAAAAACCTCTACCAGCTACTTGTAAAATACTTGAAGAACTTAATGCACTTGCAGTTGTTGTTCCAATAAGTAGATTTCCGCTAGATGTAATCCTAGCTTTTTCTGAGCCTCTTATGTCAAATTGTATAGCTGAGTTATTAGATAAAAAATTTGGGTCATTACGAAATCTTAAAATACCATCATTTTGTTCAATTAAAGAGTTATCCGCTGTATTTGTAGCATCTGTATCTTGTAATTTTATTCTTGGAAATAATCCAGAAATGTGTAGCATTTGGTCTGGACTGGTCGTTCCTATTCCTACGTTTCCAGAACTACCTTCAACAAAGAAAACTTTATCAGTATTATCAGTATTTATTCTAAAATCTACGTCTAATTGTGCATCATTAAAAAATATTGTTTTATTAGCCGCAGCATTAACACTTAAATATGTGCTTGTAGCTTTAACAGTTGCTATTTCTGTACCAGCCCTATCAAAAGAAATAAAATCACCACTATCTGCTTTTTTCAATTGTAGCTTTGCCCCACTATCAGTTGTTGTTCCAATTAGTACATTTCCACCAGATGTCAAGCGCATTCTTTCAGTATAATTTGTAGAAATTACAGCATTACCACTTGACGAGCCAATTCTAACTTGGTCGGCAGTAGACGCATTGTTTGAAAATGAAACAAAAGAATTATTGCCAGAAGCACTTCTAAAATCAGCTACCATGCTTGAGCTTGATGCATGTACATTTAATGCTCTATTAGTTGCTGGTGTTCCAGCACCACTTATAATTGATGTGTTACCATTTACATTTAACTTAGCTCCAAAATCACTAGTTGTTCCAATTAGTACGTTAGATGTTCCAGCATCAATTCTCATTACTTCTGTATTGTGTGCTGTAAAAATTATATCATCCGCAGTTCTTGTTGTTAATAATTGTAAATTATTAAATCTAGATTTTACAACACTATTAGTTGTATCTCCACCAAGCTCAATTATTCCAGAATTTTTATTTCCTAACCTTAAATAATTAGTATTGTTATCAACATAAATCCCTTTATTATTTTGTACTAAAATATCACCATGCACTTGTAGTATATAATCGCCACTTGTATCTTCACTAGTTTGTCCAATAAGTAGATTTCCTCCAGATGTTATTCTAGCTAACTCATTATTATTTTCAACAAACCTCCAGCCATTTGTATCTAAAAATAATTTTCTTGAATTGTCTTGTGTTTTAATATAACCTTCACTTGTTGCAGTAGTGTTTCCACCAACTTCAAATCCATTAATTCTAGCATGAGCATAACCATTGCTATTAGTGATTACTAAAGGAGTAAAATTACTTGGAAGAATATCTACTGTACTATTTGAATCTACAAATCTACCTCTACCAACTACATCTAATGTTCTTGCTGGGCTGGACGTTCCAATTCCTACGTTATTAGTATCTTTTTGTAAAAATAACCCATCATTACTATCAGCTTTAAAATGCAAAGAGTTCCAACCTGAAAACCCAGTATCAGCACCAGAAATTTGGTAAACATCCGTTGACACAATCCCAAAAGCAATACCAGTTGATGAATCACCAAATCTTGCATTTCCATTTACTTCTAAAGGTACATTAGGGCTTGTCGTTCCAATTCCTACTTTAGAAGTAGAATTATTAATCCTCATTGTTTCGCCACCTCCAGAATCTAAAAATCTAAACGTATTTCCATTAAATGTTCTTACAAAACCTCCAGTTGAATCGCTACCAAACCAAGTAGCTCCGCCATTACTAATTTGCATATTTCCACCAACCAAATCTAATTTATATGCTGGACTGGCAGTACCTATTCCTACGTTTCCTTCATGTGTAAATCTTACTTTTTCAATTAATGACCCAGCGGATGTGCCATCAGGAAAATCAATAGTTATATCCCCAGATGTACTTCCACTTGTACTATCTAAAACACCAAAAATTCCACCAATAGAATATTCATTATATCCACCAAATTGTAAACCATATTTTTCACCAATAGTTCCACCAATATTATTTATAAATAAAGCTGTATGAGTATCTTGAACTGAATTAGTTATTCTAACTGGCTGACTAGTTGTAATTGCATCACCTTTGATTGTTACTAATGCCTCTGGACTAGTAGTTCCAATACCTAAGCCAGTAGATGTCAAACGCATTTTTTCACTAGAGCCAATATTATGTACTATTGCAGCACTTGAGCCAGATTCAATAGTTATATTTTGAGCTGAAGAAAAATAACTTGACCTAATTTTTCTTGTAGCAACACCATCATTTCCATCTACTCTTATTTCAGTATCTACATGCAATCCAACACCACCAGCTGGAGCTGATGAACTACCTATTCTAATACTATTTGTTGTTGTGTTACCATTATCAGTAACTTCTTGAAGCGTATCGGCACTTCCAACTTGAGCGTCTACATAAGATTTACTTGCAGCATCAGTTGCGGCTACTGGAGTTGCTGGTATTGTTACTTGGTCTGTGAATATACCTTTACCAACAACATGGAGCTTTTCTGTGGGGGAATCAGTATTTATACCTACGTTATTTCCACCAGTTCTGTTTAATAAAACGTGACCATCTCTTGCTGAAACATAAGCTGTTCCATTGTTTGTTTTTAATTCAACATCAGAATATGTTTGATTTGTTTCTAATCTTGCAATACCAGAAGTTGTATCATAAACATGCAATCTTTTACTTGCACTTGTTAATCCTAAAGCCAAATCACCATCAGATGTAAGCCGCATTTTCTCACTATTATTTGTGTTGAATGCTATTGGTTGTGTTGCTAAGGTTGTAATATCTAACGAATGGCTACCAACTAAACTGTTATAACCAAGAAAAGTGTGTTGAGTTCCACTTAATGAATAGGCACTTATAATTTTTGTAGTAGCTACATTATCTCCACTTACAACGTGTAATTTATTACTTGGGCTAGTAGTTCCAATTCCAACGCCAGTATCATTTATATAAAGTTGAGTAGTATTTGTATTTGTGTTTTTAAAATTCCAAGTTCCACAATCACCAGTTAACCTACTTATAGTTCCAAATAAAATACTACCATAACAACCATTTGTAGTATGAGATACTTGTATTACACCAACATCAGCATTTCCTACTACATCTAAAGCTGAACTTGCATTAGTTGTTCCAATTCCTAAGCCAGTAGATGTCAAACGCATTTTTTCAGTAGTTGAAATTGTAAATCTTATATCTGACCCATTGATTAATAAAGGACTTGAAGCACTAAAAGCATCATTATATGAAGAAATTCTTGCTAAATTACTACTTGAATTAAAACCAATATTTTGGTCTGTTCCAACATTTATTTGCAGTTTTGAATTTGGGCTAGTCGTACCAATTCCAACTCCAGTTGTGTTTAATCTTATAACATGGCTATTACTGTTATCAACAGACATGTGTATAAAATCACTACTTTCATCACCAATAATTTTAACTCTTCCAATATTAGAATCAAGTGTAGAAAAATAAATTCCTTTAGAATTATCTAACCTAATATCACCACTAGCAATATCTAATTTTTTTTGAGGGCTGGAAGTACCTATTCCTAAATTACCTCCAGTTGTCAATCTCATTTTTTCCCCATTAGCTTCAAAAATATGATTACCACTTTGAGTTAATTGATGAGCTGCAACACCATCTCCATTTTGTAACATTAAACCAGCACTTCCACCTCTTAAATAAATAAGGTTATTTGAATGCAAACCTATTTTTGCACTACCTATACTAAAATTTGTACTTGTAAATGATATTCCATAAGAGGTACTATTTCCATTTGCTGTAACTTCTTCAAGTGTATCAGCTGTTCCAACTTGAGCATCAACATAGGCTTTTACACTTTCGGCTGTTGGAACATTATTTGCAGTAGCACCACTCATTGTATCACTATCAAGCCAACCAGTTATTTCAACACCACCTTTTGCAATACCATCAGCATCAATAGTAAATCCAGCAACTGTTCCTTTTGTTTTGTTTTGGTATTGTTCTGATAAGTCATCTTGGTTTATAAGTAAAACAGAATTTTCTGCAATATCATCATATAATGGAACAGCTGTAACACTTATTGTATCATCAGACGCCCCTTGATTTGATGTTACTGTTAATGGGATTATTTCATCACCAATAGAATTTACAATATTAAAAGTATCGCCAGTTTTAAATACAGTATTTCCTATTACATTTATTGGTAAACTACTTAATGATTTTTGATCTCTTGCTGTTATATGTTTTATTGTTCCAGTAAATGTTGTTCCAGCTTGGAATTTTATTAAGTTTGACCCTTCACAATTTAAATAAATACTATAATCACCACTTGTTGTTATTGTTTCAGTTGTGCCGCTACTACCAGCTTTTACTAATAAACTTCCAGCACTTACAACAACTGTAAAATTAATTTGATATGTAAGCCCTTGCGTTAAAACTGATTGTGTTAAATCACTTGTTGAGCCAGTTGCTGTAAATGATGCTTTTTTTGCAGTTGTATCTATTGACCAACCAGCACCTAGCGTCCAACCAGTAGCAACATTAAAGTTACCATTAACAGCAACGTCTGATCCAGTAGCTGGAACAGTAGCCCTAACATAAGCAACTGGGCTGTTCATCATTAAAGCATTTGTAACTGGTCCTTGTATTTTTGCATTGCCTAATGGGTTATCTATTTGGCCGCCACCTAAACCACCCATGTTAGTTGTAGTTGTTGTAGTAGTTGGTGTATCTCTAAGAATTTGATAACCTTCATAATCCCATTCATCATATAATGTGTAAAAACTTCCTCTTCTGAAAATATATTCTGGATCAATTTGTTGGCTCCTACTTTCTCTTAATCTACCTATTGGATTTACATATCTTGGCCTTGTTGCTGAACCACTTTGACCAGTTGCAGTTTGGTTTTTATTTAACTCGCCAACTGCTAACCTCATTGTTGGTGCAATAGCAACTTTAACTTGGCCAGTCATAAATTCATCTATTAATAATTCAGTAAATGTTTGTGTTCCAGTTAATGTACCACGCCCCCATTTACCATCTGGGTCTGTTTTAACAAAAGAACTTCCATTATTTACCCTCAAACCACCTACCGCAAATTGTTGTACAGCATCACCCCAAAGTAATGTACCAAAACTGTATATTTCTGTGTTGCTATTATTATTAATTTGTGTATTTACAGATTGACCAAAAGTTGCATTTTGTGTTACATTTAAAGTTTGTAAAAAACCTTTAAAAGAACTTAATGTTGCTAATCTAATATCATCTTGGTTTGTGCCAGCATTAAAACCAGCTGGGTTTAAAATTGTACTTGGTACAGCAATTGCGGTTGGGTCTTGTAATGTATTTGACCAACTAACTGTTCCAGATTTAATTGGAACACCAAGTGGGCTTACAATTGTTATATTATTATTAGGGTTACGCATTTTGGTTGGCGTACCATAACCATTATATCCACTAAAATTGCAATAAAATGAACCAGGATTGCTTCCGCTTGTTCCGTAATCTTCAATGTCTAAGAAAAAACTCCAAGCACCATTCATAGTAATAGCACTTCCAGAGCTATCTACAAAAGACAATTGTTCTTGAAAACCTATGTAATTAGTTTCAGTCAAATTTCTAGATTTAACAACATATCTAGGAGATGTATTCCCTAATGGTGACCAATCAGCTTCAAGTACCCAATAATAAGCCCCTGTACTAGAATCGTATTGCAAATAATAAGTTGTTGTGCCATCACTTGCATAGAAATTAAATTTTATAGAACACCACCAACCATTCGTATGGCCATTTGATAAATTATAATTTCCAGAACCAGCTTGCGACATATCCCAAACCCAGTTTAATGGTATAGAAAGCCAAATAAAATTAGCAGAAGATGGGTCTATAATTGTGCTTTGAAATATTTCCTGACTAGTTGCATTTGTACCATAAGGAAAACCACCATAATAATTTTTTCCTGCAAAACTTAAAAAATCAGCTGATACTCTATGAATTATTGGTAAATAATTATATTTAGTTCCAACTAATTTACTTACCTGATTATTTGCAATAGTTTGCTCATACCTTGTATAATATGTATCGCCTAAATGATCTTGACTACCTTGATAAGCACCAAACCTATTATATTGCCTAGAGTTAATGTTATCAGGGTTATCTATTAAGCCAGCTTCGTCTTGTATATATTCTGGTATTTGTACTATCCATAATTCATGTTTCCAATATGTAATTCTTGCACCCCAATGCCTAAGTAATTGTTTTAAAACAGTATAACAATTTTCTGGCGTATAAACATCTTGATCATTTTTTGTGTGGAACATAGAAACAATACATTGTGTTAAAGCTAAAGGATCACTACTTTGGCTTGTGCTAGTCATTGTTTCATTATACCAATTTATAGCAGTTGTAAAACCCCAATCAATTGATACACCTTGCGATGTTGTTGCAAAGCCAGCTTTCCCTAAAATTTCTCTAATCCAATATATATATGTAGCTGGTCCGAAATACATGTTATCTTGCGTATAACTTCCCATTATGTTAGTTTCTGAGCCAGAATTTGATAAATCAACAAAATCAATATCTTTTAGTAATGATAACCCATCAACAAAAGTTAATTTTTGTTCATAAGGGAAGCTAACATCTTCACCAGCACCTAAATCCATTACTAAAAAACCAGACCAAATTGGTTTAACAGAACTATATCCACTACTATTAGCCCTATATAAATGCAGATAAACTTGTCTTTCTTGATAAGTTGTACGCAATAATTGTATAAATGATTGAGTTCCAGTTCCTTGTACCATAAAAGGTAAAACACATTGAGAACTTAAAATAGGTGAAAACCTATCTTCTTGATCAGTTTCGTAGGTTATAACTGGTCCGCCAGCACCAAGTGTTATTTCAGATGGATTGCCACCTGTATAACCATCAACAAATATCTCTAGATAATATTCTAAGTTATTACTACTTTTATATGAAGAATAATACTGTTTTGCAAACGCCATAAATTAAACTGCTCTTTGTCTATTTAAACCACCTCTTTGGTTACTAATAAATATATCATTACCGCTTATACGCCCATAAACCTCAACATGTTGTTTTTCTTTTTGGATCATTCCTTTTAATCTATCAAGAGGGGCAACGACTTCTGGATTACTAGCACTAGTACCAGCACCTTCACCAACTAAGGCCATAGTCGGTCCAGTAACTAAACCTCCATTTGCTAAACCTAAAATAGAAGTTTTTGCAGCACCAAAAGCTTTACTTAAAGTCATTCCTGTTCCACCCATCAATAAATTTATAGCAGTCATAACAGCTAATTGTATAAGTAATTGTTTTACAACTTTTTTTATGTTTTCTATAAATGTTTTAACAAACCCTTCTTGGCTATTAGCAGCATTCATCATAGATTCAAACATAATATCACCAAACAATTGTGTTGTAGCATTATATTCTTTTTGAGCTTTTGTTAATTCAAACAATGGGGCTTCAACATTTTCTAATTTTTCAGGTATTTTACTCAATTCTACATTTAATTTTTGTACTGGCAATGAATCCATTGCAGCCATCATACTACCTTTGGGTTTTGTTATTGTAGGCTTTTTTGTTTTTGGTTCTCCTAAAATATTTACATCCCCAAAACTTTGTTTTTTATTAAAAGCATTTATCATGCCTTTTCTAATATCATCTGGGTTTATTGCTGCATTTTGTTGCATTATAGTGTTATCTAACTTTTTTGCTTCTTCGTTAACACCAAATATTGCTGTTTTTAATTCTGTAAATTTTTTCTTTAAATTACTTACTATGCCATCGCCTTCGTCCATTTTAATAAATAAAGCAGTGAAAGCAGCCGCAATACCTAGCGGTCCGGTTAAAGCTGCATATAATTTAGGTATAAATATTATTAAATTTTTAAGTAATGTAGAAAATGATGCTAAAGCTTTAATAACTGGTCCGAGAGCAGCTGTAACTAAAGCTATATTTATTGCTAGTTTTTTGTTTTCACTACTCATGTTACGCATGCTACTAACAACACCCCTAAGGGTTTTAATAACATCGCTTGCAAGTGGCAATAATTCTTTACCAAATTGTTCGCCAAGTTCTTTTACACTTTCTTGCAAACTTCTTGTACTGTTTGCAACCCCATCACTTGTTCTTGCAAAATCACCTATTGCATTATTAGATTGCGCCATAACAAAATTATACCTTAGCTGTACTTTTTCAGCTTGAGTCATTTGTTTTATGGTTTTTGTAATACCTTGTTCTAAAGCAAATTGTTTTAGGTTTGCTTCAGTCATTACAACACCTAATTTTTTAAGAGATTCTGTTTCGCCAGTAAAAATACTTGCTAACGCTGTTTGAGCAACATCTATTCTTATATTTTTAAATGAAGCTAAATCACCAGCTAAACCAACTAATGATGTACTCATGCCAGCCGCTTGTTTTTGTGTAAGCCCCATAGAAGTCCCCATATCGCCAAATAATGAAGCCATTTCAAGCGCTGAACCTTCTGCAATACCAAAACTATCTATTGTAGTTTTTGCAAAAGCCTGTACTTCTTTAGATGAATCGCCAAAACTTACGTTTACTTTGTTTAATGATTCCTCAAAATCTGATGCTAATTTAACAGCACCAGCACCTACTGCTAGTATAGGTAAAGTTAAATTTGTAGTTAATTGATTTCCTAACCTATTAGCGTCTCTACTGAATTTATTTAATTTTCTAGTTGCATTTTTAACAGATTTGTCAAAACCTTTAAAGTCAGCACCAAACATTACAGTTAATTTACCTACTAATCCTAATGCCATTTTTTATTTATTTTTTGTGTTCAGATAATTTTTTAATATACTCAGCTTTTTCTTTCAACTTTTTATAATCAATCTTTTTTTGTTTTTTATCCCATTCAAACTCTATCAAATCAGTAGGTTTTAACTTTTTACCTTTTCCTATTTGTATGTTTAACAATAAAGTAGTTTGCCACCTAACCCTTTCCCATTTAGTTTTTTCCCTCATGTTTTCAAGCTCATAAAAGCCATCTAACTTGTTCCAAAAATGTTTAGGTAAATAATCATAAAATTCATTTACCCCCATATTTAAATAACCAAAAGCAATTTTTTCAAGTTCACGCCAAGAAAGTGTACTTTTTACTTCTTGGCTTTCTGCTTTTTTTCGTTATTACCGCCCATTTGTTCAGCTAATATTTCCATTGCTTTTGCAATAGCATCATAATCATTGTCTATTAAATCAGCTAAATCATCAATTGTTAATTTACATTCTTGTTTTGCAGCCCTATAACCATCTTCTACACCGCAATAAATAAGGGTTAAAGCATCATCTAAAGTCATGTTTACACCTAATTTATCTAAATCTTGTAGTGTTGTTTTAGTTTTAGTTGAATATTTCCTCAATGCGTTAAAACCAAATTTAATTGGGTATTTTTTTTTATTTATTTCTATAAAAGTATAATTCATTTTTTGTTTAGTTAAAAAAGGTTCATAGCAAAGGCACTAAACAAAATTTAGAGCCTAAGCTAATCACCTATATTATTATGCTGAAATTAATTGATACAATTCTCCAGTCCCAGTTAAACTAAAACTGTATGTTGCTGTATCTTCCGTTCCACCAGTAGCGCTAAAAGATGTAATATAAACATCTCCATAATAACTTACATCATGCGTCGAACCAGTTTGTAAACCACCAAACCTTACTTGAAATTTTTGTCTTGCATTTAAAACATTTGTTTCTAGTATATCGTCAGCACCATTAGTTAACGATGCATTGCCAGCCGCATTTGTCCAAGCGTATGCCCCATCAACATCAATACTCCAAGACCTTAAACCTTCTAAATTTTCAGCAAAACCAGCTGATTCTTTATTAGTAATTTCTCTTGGGCTATGCTCTACGTTTAATGTGCAGTTTTGCGCAAAAGCAACAAGTAAATCTGTACCAACCCCTGATGAACTTGTAGCATATAATTTTAATTCTGTTCCATTTAAAATAGCCATTTTCTTTTATTTTTATTTATTAATTATTTTATTCAGCAATTTTTACTTTGCTTTTTTTTTCTTTTTTTTCTTCTTTGTATAAGTACCCATTTTCTTTTAAAAATTTTAAAGTATCATTATTTGTTATTTTTAATACAGCGCCTTCATTGTAAATTTGGCCTGCATACCTCCAACTTTTTTTTAATTTTATTTCCATTTTTTTTTATTTTTTAACTTGTAGGGTTAATTTGCCTTATTTCAAAATCTAAAGCTTTTCTGTAAATACCAGCATTTCCGCTAGTATCGTCAAAAATATCATTATAATTTTGAAATTGGCTTGATTGTATTTGTTCTCCTGCATAAGTTCCCTGATTAATTCTATCCATTGCAACCCTTACTTTTTTTGCTAAGTCAGAAGCTTGTGAATAGGTTTCGCTATAACAGCTAATCATTACATCATTTGTATCTAATGTTGATGTTCCATCTTTAGTGTCATTTGGTTCAACACCAGTTATATCATATATAATAAAAGGAAATTGTGTAGTTTGTGGTGCTACATTAGGGAATATTCTTGTTCCAACTAAATCAAAAACATCACCACTTCCTGAGTTGTACAAAATATTATATATTGCTTTTCCTAATTCCATTTTATTTATAACCGAATGTTCCTAATTTTCTTAATTTTTTTGCTTCTTTAAACATAATTTTTCTAGCATCAATTAACATATTAGCCATTAAAATACGTTTTGTTTCATTGTATGCTGGTTTTATAAAAGGTTTAGCTGGTCCCCAATTATATGTTGGGCTTTTAGCATTTTTACCTACTTCAATCCAAGCGCCATAAAACCCACTTTTTTCTTTGTTAGCGTAAGCACCCCTTACTCTTAAACCAACATAACCACCACCAATAGCCCTACTCCTTGCAGTTGTTATAAAACCAACACTATCTTCTAATTGCCTTGAACCAACTGTTCCTTTTTTAAAAGGCATGCCAGATATTTTTTGTTTTATTTTATTTTGTAATACTTGAGAATTTTCCCTAAAAATTCTTTCCTTATTTTTTGGTGTATTTAAAATTTGCGGGAACCTGTTCAAAAAATTTTGCAACTCATCCATGCCATTAATATTTACACCAACTTTAGTTTTTGTTCCACCAGTTCCAGCTAATTTTGCTGCTTTACTTCTACTTGTATTTCCAAAAGTTATTGCCATTAATCTTTATTTTCACAAATTATTTCTAAAAAAGCTGTTCTACCATCTATTTCATTAATTACTTTTGGAAAATAATATTTGCTATCATAAGTTAACCTAGATTGTAAAGATAAACTTGCAACATCTAAATTTCTTATATAAATATGTAACCTAGTCATTCCAGTAATTTTGTTAGATTCGTCTGTTTTTTCTGATCCGCCTTTCCATTCTATTGCAGCCCAAACTGTTCTAAATGGGCTATAAGACCTTGTTCTTTCTCCATAACCATTTGGTGATGGGGTGTCTAGGTTTTCAATTAAAACTCTTCTATCTAGTTCACCTATTGTCATCCTACTATTTGTACTTTATATGTATCTAATAACCATTTAACATTTTGAGGCAACTCAGTTGCAATTCTACCTATAACCACACTATTTCTATTTTGATAAAAATTTCCAATAGTTAATAGTATTGCTTGTTTTATAATTTCTGGAACATCACTAGCTGAACTTCCATAGCCAACAACATATTCTACTTCAACAGCATCATTTCTTTTTGTTATATTAGGAAAACTTTGATTATGTGCTAATTGAATTTGTGCTGGTTCGTATTCTAATTGTTTACTATAAACATTTGGCGACAAAGTTTGTAATGTGTTATTACTATCATAATATTTTACATGATTAACAGCACTAACTTTACTTTTAAATAAAGTTTCTATTTCTTTAAAACTACTAGCAAATTGTTTAAGAGTTGTGTTTATAAAAAATCTATTTGTGTACTCTTCGCTTAATTGAGTTGCAGCTTTAATAATAGATGTAATATATGTATCATCAGCACTTGTGTCAACTTTTAAATGACTTTTAGCCTCTGTTAAACTTACTGGAAATGTACTTGCCGCTGTATCAACTTGATATGTTTTCATATTATTAAGTTATAAAAAAAGGGATGATGGTTATTTCCACCACCCCTTTTGTTAATTAAGTATTAAAACTAAGCTTTAATGTGTTTGTGGAATGTTGCAGCCTGAGCAGCTTTAGCGTCAACTAAAGAAGTCATAACTAATCTTGGCACACCAACCCCAGAATAAGTATATGGATCAAATAACAGGTCAATCCCTCCAAATTGAGCAACATGCACTTTAGAAAAATCTCCAAATAATAAAGAACCTTTTCCAGCATCCTGATCGCTAGTCATGTTACCTGAAACAAAACCAAAGTAACCATTTAACCTTTTATCATTATTATCCCAAATAGGAGAAACATTACTTACTTGCGGTAAAGCTTTCACGCTTCCATAAGCAGATGTATTCATAATGTATGCCATTCTAGCGCCTTCTAATGCAACTTTAGCACCTAAAGTATCTGTTTCCATTTTAACTATTGCAGCCGCATCTATAGCACCTGTTCCAGATGATGTTGCATCTAAAACCATAGATTCAGGGGCATTAGTTACATCAGCTTCTCTTAAAAAAGCATCTTCAATAGTTGCAGCTATATTAGCAGACATGTTTCTTTGTAAAGCAGCTTCTAAAGATGCATTTTGCACCATAGACTCTTGTGAAACATTAACAATAGATATAATTTTTTTCGGGCTTAAAACTAAATTTGTTGTGTTACCTTTACCTTCTGCTTCTGTTCCCCCTGTTTCAGGTTGAAATGCAGAAGTAATACCTTGAATAACTGGGAATTTCATGTTTTCTACACCAGAATAAAAATTACATCCTGCACTTGCTAGAACTAAGTTGTTCTCTAATTGGTCTACAAAAGTCATTGTTCTTACAGAATTTTGGTTTGCAGTATCAACATAATCTTGCGCTCTAGTTAAAACAGAAGATGGTATTGCAATTCCTCTATAATTTTGGCCAGTATATCTAGCTTTATCTCTAGCTTCCTGATCCATTTCTTTATAAATACCATTTAATTCACCAGTATAAGCAGCCCTAACAGCACCTTGGAAAGTAAATTTTTCTAGGTCTTTATCTTTTTTTGTAGCTGTAACCCCAGAAACAACCGCTGCATTACGCTTGATAGTTTCTATTTTTTCAGCTCTTACAATTTTAGAATCAAGGTTATCAATTTCAGTTAATAACCCATCAACTTGATCGTTTTCTTCAGAGGTTAAATCTCTTTCCTCAGTTGTAGCAACATCCTTAATGTTTTCCAACTGAGAAATAATATCTGATCTTTCCTCTTTTAAAATAATTGATGTTTTCATTTTATGATTTTTTTTATTTATTTTCTCTTTTTTAATTCAATATTTAATGAGATAAGAGAATTCCTCACTAAATTGTTTTCTTTTTCTTTAATAATTTCTTCTTTAGTTTCATTAACTAAACTATCTTTATATGCTTGCAAACCCCTTTTAGCAACTATTAAATCGCTATCTGCTTGATTATAAGCTGGATATGTCACGATTGCTGTATCATATAATCGGTCTATTTTTTTTATAGTTCTTATATTGTTTCCATCTTCATCTGTAGACCAATCATCTTCAGCAACTGTAAACGCAAATGAACTCTGATTAATATCTCCACGCTTCATAGAAATAGCTAAATCTTTTCCATAAGATGTTTCAGGCATTTCAAATTCGTATTTTAAACCCTTTTCATCAGCTGATAATTTTAATGTGCCAGCCTGATTCCTAGCCAAAATTAAATTTGGATCATGATTAATTAAAGCCCTAACATCAGAATTATTTATTAATTCATCTGTGAAAGCACCTCTTTCTATAAATTCATAAAACCCCCCTAAGTTATTACTTCTCGAGTCATAAACACTTGCATAGCCAACAACAACATCTTTACCATCTTCTGTTGAATCTACTCTTGTTTCTACATTAAATATTCTTTTTTCCATATTATTATTATTTTTTTTATTTTCTAATTGAGTATTGCATATTGCTAACCTTTGTTTTTCATCATTATATTCCTCAACCATAATATCATCTGACATACACCTGTCAATAAAATCTTTATTGTTTTCATCTTTATTAGGAGTTGGTATCGGCATCTTCTCCAATTTTTTCTATTGTAGTCATATTCATTTGCATAAAATGTTTATCACCACCTTCTATAGAGTTCATATTTTCTTTTTGTCTAACTTCATTTATAGACATATAACCATTTGTAATTGCTGCTTTATAAGCTTCTGTTCTAGATTTTACGTCACCTCTTAATAAACCATTAACATTAAATTCAACAAATGTTTTTCCTAATTGATTAGTTCTAAATAATTTCAGGTTTATTTCTTCTTCTATTCTAGTAATGTATGGCATCAAAGTATAAGTAACAAATTCTTGGCTTTGCATTTCGATGTTATTAAAACTAGATTTAGTTAAATCTTTTAACATGTGTGGAGGGCAATTAAAGATTCTAGCTACTTCTTCAATGCTAAATTGCCTACTACTTAAAAATTGAGCTTGTTCTGGGCTTATTGAAATAGGTTTAAATGTTAAGCCTTCTTCTAAAACTATTGTTGAATTACTATTTTTTAACTTACTATAATTATTGTTAAAGCTACTTTTTAAACGTTCTAAAGCTGTATCACTTAATGCCCTATCAGTTTGCAAAATAGAACTTGGTTTTGCCCCATTACTAAAAAAAGTTGCCCCAAATTGTTCAAGGCTTAAACTCCAATTTAAAGCTTTAGCACATTGGTCAATCGGGCTTAAACCATTAACACCATCATCAGTTAATGTTTTAAAATGTAAAATATCAGATGCATCTAATACACCAGAATTATCTACTTGATAAAACAACTCATTATCTTTAACAACAATAGTTACATCTGTTGGGTCAACACACAATAATTGTATAGGTGTTCCAGAATTATTTCTTATTATTTTTGCATAAGCATTACCATTAGTACAAATGCATAACATTATGTATTCAAAAAAAGTTATTTTATTTTGATAATAATTAGGCTTATATTTTAGTAAATTGTATATTGGGTTTTTTTTATCTTCTAATTTATCACCATTAATTTGTTTAGTGTAAACCGATATAGGCAATGATGATACTGATTCTGCTAACAATCTTATAGCACACCAAACAGCTGTGAGTGTTAATGCTTTATCTGTATCAAAAACATTTGCTTGCGGAAATATAGAATTTAAAGATAAATCTCTTTTTTGTGTTTTAGCAGGAATGAAAACGTTTGTGATTCTCTCTAATAAAGTCAATGTGAAATAATTATTTTCACAATAATACAATGCAATTTTTTTTTAAAAAAACAAACTAACTATTATTTTTTAACATTATTATAATACTAAAATATCTCTATTGTCATACACACTATCACCATTTTCAGTTGTTAAATAACAACCTAAAGCCATTACTAATGCTATTATTGGGTCAACTTTTTCTGTGCTTTTATTTTTTGCTATCTTAATATTTCCAGCAGGATCTTCTTGTAAAGCTACATTACTTATACACCAATTCATACAAGGGTTGTTGTTATGTATAATATTTTTAGCAAGTATTTCAGCTTCTAAAGTTTTTGTCGGCATACTCATGCTAACAAAACCTTGTCCAAATGGATCTAAATTAGCACCATCATTTTGTAAATCAATTACTATTTGGCTTGCATTCCACCTGTCATAACATATACTTTGTATCCTATATTTTTTACTAAGTTCATTTATTTTTGCCCTTATAAAATTATAATCAGCAACATCTCCATTTGTTCCATAAACATGGCCATCTCTTAGCCATGCAACATAATCAACACCATCTCGTTCACTACGTTTTTTAGCATTTTCTTCTGGAATAAATATATAAGGAATAAAAACAAATTTACTATCAACATTAAATAATAAAACAAAAGCAGTCAGGTCTCTTGTACTTGCTAAATCTAATCCACCCCAACATTCCTTGCCTTCAAGTGTTTTGTAATCAAATTTTTGATAACATGCATTCCACTCGCCAGAGGTTAACCATGCGCTATGAGAATCCGTCCATTGATTTAACATTAACCTACGAAAAGTATTTTGATACGATGGCACATCAATAGCCCTTTGGCTTTCTCTCTGCATGTATTCTTTTTTTAAACTAATACCATAATTTGGGTTTGCTTTTTTCCATGTAGATTCTAAGGTAATGTCATCATCATTTTGTGCTTCATAAATTACTGCATAAAAACTTTCATCTTTAATTGTTTTGTCTACAACTTTTTTTGCATAAGAATATATCTCATAACAAATACTTTGTTTATCATAACCAGCTGTGGTTATAGCTATTGTTAAGGGTTGCCTTCTACTACCTGTAGAGGTTGTTAGTGTATCCCATAAATCTCTATTTGGTTGTGTATGTAACTCGTCAAATAAAATGCAATTGGCATTGAAGCCATGTTTAGTATTTGCATCAGCACTTATAGCTTGATAAAAATTTCCTTTACTTTCATTGACTATTGAATTCCTATATGCTTTGCCCCTTTGCGTAAGTTCTTCGTTTTGCAATAACATGCCTTTTGCAATTTCAAATACAATACCAGCTTGAGCCCTATCGCCAGCTGCACTATATACTTCGCTTCCTCTTTCCTCATCTGCAAACAACATATATAAACCAATTGCAGCACATAGTGTACTCTTTCCATTCTTTCTTGGAACCTCTATAAAAACAGTACGATATTTTCTTAAATTAGTTTTTTTATTTTTCCAACCAAAAATATCACCAACAATTTTGCTTTGCCATTTTTCTAATTTTAAAGGCTGGCCAGTCAGCTCACCTTTTGTATGTGTTACAAACGTTTCTATAAACCCAATACATTTTTCTGCAGCTTTTTTATCAAAATAATATTTACTCAAAGTAATTGTTTATTTGTGTGTTGTTATTAGTTACTGGTGCTGATATATTTGCCCTAGCACTTGGTGTAATGCCAAAATTTGCTGCAATTTTTAAAGCATTATTTAAAGCATCGTTTTTCATTTTAACAAATGGCTTTGCTTGAGTTCTAACAATATCACCATTGGTGTTTTTAAATGTATCTACCCTACCAGTTTTTTTTAATTCAGTTTCACATTCTATGTAAGTTGCCATTTCATTACAATAGGCTAAAATTAAACTCAAGTCAACATGGTGTAACATTTTTAAATTAAATAATTGACTTGTAATTTTATACCATTCTACAACACCTATTTCAGATAATAACTCTGGGGGTTCAGGCAATTGTAAAACTAAATCAGCTGTCATTTCATTAACTACTACCCTATCAGGCCTAGCTGTTCCTTGCATTTCTTTTAATATTGTCGGTGTTTTTTTCCTCCCTCTAGCCATTATTTTTTCAAAGTTGGCTCTGTTCTAATAAGATAAGGTATGCTAAATTCTTTTTGTACTTCTTGCATATAATCTCCACAATTTTTGCATTCACTATTTTTAGTAACAACTTTGGATTCAACAATTTGTAAAATAGCTTTTTCTAATTTTTTTTCTGTTTTGCATTTTTTACAATAAAATATAAACATAGTTTTTTGGTTTTAGTTTGAACTTAAACTGTTATGTTATTGATATAATACCTAAAGCTATAATTTTGACATTGTAAACACAAATC